ATATACACACTTCCAAGTATAGTTGGAATTACTATAAAAATCAACTCTGCGGTTTCAACTTTCATTATGCACTCCAATAATTATAACCAACAGCAAAGATACCAACTGAAGTCATGAGTAGATTCGTCATGATCAGCGGCATATCATTCATATACCATGCAGCGATCAGCCAGAGGATGCCGCCCAAGATTGCAAGAATCGGACCCCATGGATAAATCCCGAGACCATTCAGCGCAACTGATACAACCAATAGATTGGTAGCAGTCCACTTGGTTATACTCAGCAACTTGTTAGTCATTGCGTTGCACCGTACCATCTACGATTGGCCACGCCATCATTATCAAACCAAGAGCGGCGACTGCCATACCAACGAAAACGCTGGAGCCTTCGACTTCCATGCCACCCATGGCACCCATTACAACCAACAAACCAGTAACAAAACGAATCATAATCTCTCTCCTCACAGATCAAAAATTTCACCAGTCAGCGCATCAACAACACGCTCACCTGGACCAAACGCAGCACGCATCTCGAACATTTCTTCACGACGCTGTTCAGCAGAACGATTCTTTCGTGCCTTGATGTAGGCACTCAGGAACACATCCTTCTCAACAACCTTAGTGGCGATGCTGGTGTTCAACTCACGCTCGGTGATCAGATCTAACTCGAACCAATCATTCAGCATATCCTCATTCGGGATGTTAGCAGTCGGCGAAGTTGACCAGTAGATCACACCGTTACGATTATCAGTAGCACCGAACTTCTCAAACAGGTATCCTGCGGAGTAGCCAGTAAAGGTATTGTTGTCATTCCAAGTTTGACGATTTAGCATAATATTTTCTCCTGTCGTTCTCTCAATCAACAGGAGAATTATGTCGCATCAGGAGCCGAAAGTAAAGCCCCCAGCACAAAAAAGTTGAAAAAAGTTCCCCTGTAAAATCAACAACTTACGAAAATCAGCCATGAAACTTTTTTATGGGGTCATAAGCCCCTGTAAAATCAACAACTTAGCGTGTGTCGTAAGTTATTGAATTTACAAACCACGAGAACCAGCGGCGATAGAGGCGTTTCCGACGGTCAAAATCGTCGTCGAGGACTGCCTGCCAAGTTGCCTCCAGGTCAAAAATGTCACCCTGGATCACCGCTCCCTCATAGTCGCAGCGACCGAAGATCACCACTGGCTTCTCGTGGAGCATAGACTCCTGACCAGTGCCTGAGTTGACCACATAGACTGCGCATGCTTTCTTAATCAGATCATTGATGTTGTAGTCGGTAACATAAGCAACATTGTCGTACTGCTCAATGATCTCCATCAACGGAACCATCGCTCCAGCGTTGACTGGATGACCCTTAAACACCACAGTCATTCCGCCGTTGTCTGCCCACTCGCACATTGCACGAACCATTGTAGGAACATCTACATTGCTGTGGTACTTGATTGTCTCGTCGTGTGGAAGCTGGAGTGGAACCAGAACAAATCCACCATCCACCAGACCATCAATATCTCGAGATCCTTGGAGGTGCTTAAACTTCGTGCCACCTTCTTTGATATACTGCTGCAGTTCATTGAATGGCTCGTCGGAGAACACTGCTCTTGGATCAAACGAATACTTGTACTTGGATCCACCACCCCAACCAATTGGATCAATGGTGAACAACCATGGGAATACTGTCTGCATGTAATACAGGCAGTTGTCTCCGCCGCCAAACTGTGCCTTCTCTACATGAGGAACATACACCGTTGCCTTCGGAAAGTATTCCTGAGAGATGGTCTTGTTGAAGAACCAACGAGGTGCAGTAATGATCAGCGTCTCTGGCGTTTCGTTTGACAACTTCTGTACGAAGTTTGCCCAGTGCTGACGAATTGGTTCGTGTACGCTATTGGCAACAGTAAGACCATTGCGCTTGAACATGATGTCCAGACGAGGTGTAAGAATAACAACCTTTGCATAATCTAGAAAGTCACCAACTCGGTCATACTTGTGCTTCTCCGCAACATAGACTGGATTGTCATACTTGCGTGGACCTTTGCCAGTCCAGATTGCCGTGCCTTCCACAAACTCCCAGTCCATAAACTGACTGTCGAAATGTTCCACCTTTTCTTCAGGCAACCCTCCAAGCACTCTTGATAAAGCAATTTGATCATTGAACCACTGGAATGGAAGTTGAGTCAATTCCTGAGCAACGGAACTTGCTGCAAACAATGCTTCTCTGTCGAAATATACTGCGCCAGCAGCAACCTTTGTTCCTTCCGCTTCCCATCCTGTTGTTCCAGGCAGAGATTCTCTTGGATAGAATCCGACAGGTTTGCTTGGGAAATCAAATTTCTTCATGATCAGACAGTCAATGTCCAGAATCAAAATCTTTCCGCATGCTTCAAGGATATTTGGTGCAACCATGAACCGAGTGGAAGCATAGTACGCTCTTGCGTTATCACCTAGTGGGGAGAGATCGACATCGTGGAAGGTATAAGTCAAGCGTACTTGTACCGTGGATGAGAGAATTGCAGCGTACGAAAGCACCTCATCTGTAGGATTGACGACATGGATATGTACATCAAACCCTTGCTCATCCGCAGAGTACACGAATGGACCAGCGTGGTCAAGAAAGTATTTTGAGTCGCATGCCGCAAATACGACAGGACTCGTAGGCAGTTCACCGTAGATCATTATTGACCCTTTGTCACATCAAAACCATTGCTGGCAGTATATCCTTTTTGGGATTCCTTTTTGTACTCAACCCAAGTGCTTGGATCAGTTGAATAGTAATCTGTTGCCATCATACCAGATGCAACTGCCTCATTGTAATACTTATCAAACAATGCTTCAACATCTTCACGACGATGAGGACGAAACTCGCCATCAAACCAATGCTTTCTGCCTTCCGCTTCTAAACGATTGATTGCATACTTGCCGTGAGGTTGTGTACTCATATCAGTATAGTGTAGAATTTTAATTTGGTCAAGTGGATCATTCTCGCCATCGAAGTTGTTCCACTGACGATCAAACGACTGCTGTAAATGAGGATTCTGTTGCAGCCCACTAAACAGTTGTTGGTGTGCGTTCGGAACTGACTTAATTTGATCAATTGGCGGAAGCACCTCGCCTGCTCGCTCACAGTTCCACTTCGCAACGCAGGTGCGCCAGTCACCTTTCATCTGAATAATAGAATGATCATCCCATGGATTGTTCCAAAGTTCAGCAAGATCAGCGAGAATAATCATATCGCTGTCCATATAGATCGCCTGACCTTTATAACCACAAGCAGCAGGAATACCCCAACGGAAACCAGAGAATGGAGTTGCCCATGTCTCAGACTTCCATCCATACCAGAAGGACATAGGATCATTGCTATGCTTCATCCATACAATGTCGATTGGCATACTGCTATGTTTGCGAGCAGTGTACTCAAGCACCATTTGAGATTCGGCATCTTCACCGTTAGGCGCACACCCAACGAACAACTTAATAACTTCACTCATTATACTTTCCTGAAAAACATTCCAGTGGCTTGCATGAATGGCTTGCGCATTGCGCTATGATGACGAATGTAGGTTGTTTCTGCTTCGTCAAACTCAAAGCCATACTCAGCAAACAGATCAACCCAATACTGCTGCGGTTGCTCATTCACATGATGGTGCCCACCATGTCCTGGAGGAGCGGCAGTGCAAACAACATACTTGCATCGTTGGAATACACTCATAAAGTTCGGAATGTATTCTGCGTCCACATGCTCCAGAAACTCTACTGACCAACCTAGATCAAACTCAGCTGGTAGATCTTCTGGTGCGCCAGTAGAGAAGTCGTGCAACTTAACCTTAATCTGCTTACTCTTCCAAGTATTGCTCAAAGTAAAGTCGCCGTCAATTCCCATAGCATCAATGCCACGGCTAGAAGCAATCTCAGTCATGTCGCCTGGACCACAACCAACATCGATCATAGTCTTGATGCTGTACTTTTCTTTTAGATAGAGGAGAGTCGCACGATCAGTGTGGACTTTGCCGAGGTGACCACCGAGATGATCAGGTAATTCTGTAGTGTTCATTAATTAATCTTCCATCAACTATGTGTTTTGGCTTTCTGTGCCACTTACCATTTATATTCTCGTTCAAAAAGCGATCATCTTCAAGCACATTATTCACGAATTGCTGTCTGACTTCTTCATAGTTGCAGTCGCCCTCTGTCGTGTGTAGTGACAGAATGACTCTCTTGAAGTTTTCTTTGCCATGTTCTTCGACAAGTTTTTTGACCACTTCACTTGATCCATAATATGTTTTCCAGTCGGACTCTTTCTTTACTCGGCGTGACCTGCCTTTTGCTTTGCGCTTTGAGTAAAAGTATTTGCGTCCAATATAAAGTTTTCCATCAATCAATGATTCGATAACATAAACGAAACCAACGAAGTTATCAATGTCTTCTGATGTGAAAGGTGTGTTATTAAATGTCCAGGGATTATCGTATTCAGTCGTCTTCGAAGTCAAGTTCATCAAAGAACTCAGTATCTTCTTCATCAAGTTCTTCTTCCACATCGGTCAGATCGATGTCGCTGCCACAGAACGGACAATACAATGGCTCATTATGATTGGTGATACCATCGATGTATGTCAGTTCGTAATCTGCGCCACATGAATCACATACAAGTTCGTACACGATTTCAGACATAGTAATTACTCCGTTGGTTTATTATGGTTATTTATTACATCAAGGAAGTGGACTTGATTGATTCTCCACTCGTCAACATACTTAGAATGATCTTCAATAAATGCTCCATGCCAATCTCTGCCTTTGATTACCACCATTCTATTTGGCTTGGCTTCAATCACTCTTGTCGGAACAAACTTAAACTTCTTTCTGTATTCAGTTAGATCACGAATACCTGTTCCGCCTGTTTCATCTGGAACAGTGCCATAGAATGCAGTGCCGCCTGAACAAACTTTGTCAAGATAGATCAATACACTCATGCCATATGAGTCGACATGAGGTAGTGCCTGACTCTTATGATCTTCTGGCGGATTGATGTGTTTAAAATAATTAAATACCAACGCATTTTGATTGTGGAACCGAACAGAAACATCAGTTGGTGCATGTTTATGAATTAAAGATTCAATCTCCGCAATCGTTGCATTATATTTTGAGTTCAACGCAGTATTTGTTAACACCAATCTGCAATCATAATAATCTACGAAGTTCTTGTCATCTTTTTCCACCCCACTATCTGTCTCAAACCGAGCAACAGGAGTGTTCTGTAGAAATTCTTGAATTGCATCAAAGTTTTTATACCAGTTGTCAATAATCAATACTTCTCCATCGAAACTAACAATCTCATAGTCTGGGTTCAGTTCGAATAGATCGTCAATATCAACTGGTGTAATCATGCATATGCCTCGTCCCAAGTTCCTTTGAGACCAGCAACTTCATACTCAGTCACTCGATTCTCAAAGAAGTTTGTGTGGTCCGCACCATTCAATACCCATTCCAACCAAGGCAGCGGATTATCTTTGACATGGAAGTTTGGCTTCAATCCTAACTGCAACAAACGACGATCAGTGATGTAGCGAATGTACTGCTTAACATCGTCTTGTGTCAGACCATCTACATTACCAATCTTGTATGCCAGTTCGACAAACTTATCTTCAAGTTTGACGGCACGACGAGCCATCTCATAAATCTCTGCTTTGAATTCATCGTCAACAACACGAGAGTGTTCGTTACAGAATGCTTTGAACAACTTCGAATTGCCTTCAACATGCATAGATTCGTCACGAATGCTCCACTCTACAACCTTGCCCATGCCCTTCATCTTACCAAAGCGTTGGAAGTTGAGTAGCATAACAAACGAAGCAAACAACGCAACACCTTCATTGAATACAGTCTTAGCAAGAGCAAGAGCAAGACCTCGTTGAGTATGGGGATCGCTATCCATCATAAAATCAACCTTGTCGGTCATTTCCTTATACTCCAGGAACGCATGATATTCGGAATCGGGTAAGCCCAAAGTCTCGTTGAGTAGGGCATATGCCCTCTGGTGTACACCTTCACGAGCAGCAAAAGAGCCAAGCATATTACGAATCTCGTTGTTCTTAAACTTCGGAATGAATTGATCATAATAGTTCTGCCCTACTGCAACATCGGACTGCGTGAACAGTCGCAGAATATTCGTGATGTATTCCTTTTCTACTGTTGAGATCTTCCCACCTTTCCAGTCTGTAACATCTTCACCAAGATCAATTTCATCCTCAATCCAGTGTGCCTTCTCGTGGCGAGTGGTGATCTCTACTGCCCATGGATAATAGAATGGCTTGTAGGTTTTAGAAAACTCCATCAACCCACCACCTTGCTTCTTAACAAGAGTGTCACCAATCTTCATCAACTCAGAGTAGCCACCAATGTTCTTACCATTGATAATAATTTGTGGTACAGTGCGTGCGCCGTTACAACGCTGCATGAATGCAAGCAGCTGCTCTTCGTTGTACAGTTTGTTTTCGGTGTAACTGAAACCGTGCTGCGTCAACCAAGACTTCGCTTGTACACAGTAAGGACAGTTGTCCTTTGTATAGACTTCAATCTCAGGCGTGGCAAGCTGTGCATTCATCTTCTGATACCTCTACGAATTCTTTTAGTCTTTCTCTTTCAATCTTCTGTGCAACATTTTCAGCACGATTACTTGTTTCTGTTCTTAGATAGTATAACCCCTTGCAGCCATAACGCCAAGCATCAAAGTGTACCTTGTGTAGATATGCTTTGGTTGCGCCAGCAGGGAAGAAGATGTTTAGCGACTGCCCCTGACAAAGATGCTTTTGCCGTTCTCCACCTTGGCGTACAACCCAATCCTGGTCAATCTCAATTGCAGTCTTAAACACTGCCTTTGATTGATCGTCCAGCCAATCAAAGTGTTGAACGGATCCACCGTTGGTGATAATTGACGACCAAGTCTTGTCGTCATTCCTGCCAAGTTTCTCAAGCAATTTCTCCAGATATTTGTTCTTCGTCAGATGTGAACCAGCACGAGTACGAGAGGTGAATGCATTTGCCTTCCATGGTTCAATAGAAGGAGAAGTACCACCAATCAACGAACTGTTTGCGTTTGGTGCGATAGCAAGCAGGTGTGCATTGCGAACACCATACCCTTCCATGTCAGGTGCTTCACCACGCTCCTTTGCCATTGCCATTGATTCAAGGATCGCATCGTTTTGAATGCGTTTGAAAATAGAACGATTTACAGCAAGTGCCTCTTCAGATTCGAAGGCAATTGAGTGTCGTTGGAGATAGGAGTGGTATCCCATTGCACCGAGTCCGAGAGATCTTTCTCTTTCGGCGGAATATCTTGCTCGACTGATTGTGTCTGGTGCGTTGTCGATGAAGAACTGAAGGACATTGTCCAAAAATCGAATAAGGTCCCGAACCAGCGATGTGTCTTTCCAGTCATCGTATAACTCCAGATTGAGTGAGGACAAACAACAAACGGCAGTACGATCTTCGTTTGTTGCCAAATGAATTTCGTTGCACAAATTAGAGCCATGAATCTTCAGCCCCAGCTTCTTCTGTGCTTCAGGCAGTGCACGATTCGCAATATCAATGAAGTTGAGATATGGCTCACCTGTGCGATAGCGAGTTTCAAGCAACAGTTCCCACAACTTGCGAGCAGGCATGCTATCACGAACTTCTCCATGATTCGGATCCTTTAGATCCCACATGGCACCATCCATCACCGCTATCATAAAGTCATCGGTTAGATTGACTGCATGATGTAGATTTAAATTCTTACGATTGACATCGCCAGTAGGAATACGCATGTTGATAAACTCAATGATATCAGGATGCGAAATATCCATGTAGGCAGCATAGGAACCCTTGCGAGTCTTACCCTGCCTGTATGCCGTCATGTCTGCATCAACAGTATGAAGGAAAGGAATAGGACCAGGGGCAATGTCACTAATAGAACGAACATCGCTCCAATGACCACCCACACCGCCACCCTTAACAGAGAGCCAGCGCAACTCTGCGGTGTGATCAATGAGTCCTTCAAGTGAGTCGGGGACATATGCGAGAAAACAAGAGATAGGAAGTGCTTTAGCCTTTTCATTTGGTAGTGGTGCGTTAGAAAGAATTGGTGAACTGAACATGAACCAACCTTTACTAGCAGCATCATAGATGCGCTGCGCCAACTCCATGTCCCCTGCGCTATATGCTACTGCCGCACGAGCAAACGCTTCCTGCGGTGACTTCTCGTCTTTGCGGCAGTAGTAATCTGTTAGAAGTTTAAATGCCTGATCTGAGAGACTCTTATCTCTCCTGACATCGATGTTGATGCCAAGATGTTCCCTTGCCATAATTTCCCCTTGTTATTGTTCTACAAACGAAGTTGTCATAGGGAAAATTTCTGCGATTACCTTAGCACAGGCACGAGCAACTTCCATATGTTCTTTTTGTGTTCCGTTTGCGCTTCTTAACTCAATATAATGAATCCATGAACGAAGCGTTCCGTTCATATACATACGAGACATCGTCAATCCTTCAGGCAAAACTGCACGAGCCTGCTCTTTTGCGATGCCATGTTCGACTGCCCATTCGTATGCGTTCTGAGCAACCTTAATTACTTGTTGTTGATACGCTTCCCACTGCCATGCGATGCGGCGATGATCGTCAACAGAGGTGTCAAGTTCTACGCTGTTCTGTCGATTGACGGTATCTTGTAGTCTTGCTTCTCTAACCACAAAAGACAAGTCCTGAGTTGGATCGGCATACCTTTGTGAGAATTCTTGAAATGAGAATGAACGATGTCGTAAGATCTGTCTCGCAATATCTCGAGTAGTTTCAATCTCGAGGCAAGCGGATACCGTTTCCAGCGGCGACCAATGTTTGTGATTAACCAAGTATCTAATAAGTCGTTCGGAAGTTTCTGTGTTAAATTGATTACTTGGATTGCTAACTCTAGCGCAGTAGGCGATAAGATCTTGGACATTCTCTAATCCCTCACTCAAAAATTCTTTACTTGGCTGACTATACGATACCAACTTAACCTTCATTGAACGCACCCCACTTATTCACCCAGTTTTCTGCTGCATCAAAAGCATATTGTTCTGTATGCCCTTTACATTCAATCAATCGAACAAAATGTGCGCCATCATAGCAGTCAACGCACCAAACATCCTCACCTAAACTTTTATCTACAAATACAACTGCCTTTCGGTCATTGTCTTCATTATATAACTCACATGTTCTTACCGTCATGCCTTTCTCCATTCACTTAACTTCGCTTTTGCCGCTAGACCTTTGAAGGTGTTATTACTTATAATCGCTTGGATTTCATCGACATCTCTCCCAGCAAGAACCATATCGTTGATGTCTTTTTCTTTTACATAGTCTGGGAAGAGACTTATACTGTAACCCAAATCAATAATTTTTTCAATCCGTTTCAGAATTTCTTTGTTGCGTGGTTCGTTGTCAAAGACGAACACGATGTCGTCTGTTCCGATCATGCGCAAACTATCTGCTGATAGATCGGAGCCACCCATCGCAACTGCATTGTCAAGGAACATTGAGTCAATTGGACCCTCGACAATGTGCACCGTTTTGGAGATGTCAAGAGTATCTAGTCCAAAAATCTTCGGTGCATCTTCATCAATCTTCACTGTTATATATCGCAGTGAAGTCTTACCAAACGCTCTTCCCTGGAAGCCAATCAATCGTTTGTTCCGATCAATAAACGGAATGATCAGTCTTGGTTCATCTTGATCCGTGTCACCAAACTTCTCAGGCGCAAACTGTTTAGCGAATGCGTAGAATTTAGGAGCATAGAAAAGTTTGAAATGCACTCGTTGTGGAATCTTTCGTGCATTGACATACTGCTTGGCTGGATGCTCTGGATCCAGCTGCGAGATCTTTTTAATCTTACCAAGCGGAGTCTTGAGATATTCTGGTCGCTTTTTGAAACGCAACTCAGTTTTGGTATTCATAGGAGCAGGAGTGCTCCTCTCGCTGCCAGAGAACTTCTCTAGCGCATACTCTTTGTAGAGTTGGGGATTGACATGCTTTAACAGATTCGGAAGCGTAGCACCCTTCCCACAGTTGTGACACTTGTAGATTGGATTGCCTTCCTTCTGGAAGATATATCCTCGTGCCTTGGTCTTATTGGTTTGCGAGTCGCCGCAATAGGGACAACGAAAGTTGTAAGTTCCGTTGCCTTTGTTCTTGAAGTTTTCTAGAGAGGCAGAAACAAGTTGAATGTACTTGGTGTCAATATAATCCATTCACACATTATATACTTTCCTTCAATTCAGGACAAGAAGTTTTTAACGGCGTCCAGTCCACCGAGCAACAACCAACCCACGGTAATACCACCACCGATAACGATCCACTTCATGGTTTCAAGATCTTTGATTCTGTTGTTGATGTTCGTCAGAACTTCAGATTCTGCTTTTGCGTGTTCACGCTGCTCCTCTTTCATCTCACGAATTTCTTGCATAATCTCTTTGTGAGAGTCAGCGATCTCTTCGTAGAGTTCGTCTTTCAAACCGTTGATCCTTATGTGAAGTTTCTCGATGTGTTGTTCTGTTTCCACTCTTCGATCCTCGATTAGTTGGAAGAAGTCAATTTCACCAGACTCATACACATAATTGGGTGGAGTTTTGCGAGCAGCCATTTCCATTTACCTTATGCCTTCTTGGATCATCAGATTATCCTACAGTTCCCCAAGTTCCAGCAATAGCAAGTCTTGAAATATTACCTGAGCATCTTGCAACCAAACTCATATGAGTTCCTGGTGGCAATAGTAGGTTGTAATCATTCAAATCAAACTGTTGAGTTGAACCTGTGATACCAGTGACAAGTGCAATAACTGGAGTATCACCAGAAACATCCATTGTCTTTAGTTCTGTATCTGCCTGATATAATCTTCCGCTGCCAACAAAGTTGAAGTTGCCAGAAGATATTGGTTGATTGAAGTAAATGTATAATTCAATCGGATCATTAGTTTGTGCTGCCACAGTCAAATCCATGAAACGAATCATACGATAGTTGATAAAGTAATCAGTATCTCTAACATGAATAAATGGATTTTGGACAGACATAATGTGGTAATATGTTCCAGCACTGTTCAAAGTGAGTTGAGTCACACCACCACCATTAGTATAGGTTGTGATTGCTTGTTGTCCTTCAATTCCACCAAACATAGAAGCAACTTGAATTGTCACACCTGAAGCACCACCAGTGTTATAAGCCACTGCAGTAGTTTTGAATGCTGGTTTAGTGACAGGTAATCCTGCATCTGTATATGTTGCGTGTCTATGAATCGGAACCCACTGATTGGTAGAATGTCGAAGAAGGAATACAGTAACGCCATCCCAACTCCATTTGAATTGCCAATGGTTGAAATCGTTTTGACGATACCATGTTGGAAGTGTCATATCTTCCCAATCATCAGTCGCAGCAACACCAGTTTGTTTCTTGGTTAGTGTGCCAGCAACATTGCCAGTGCTTGAGAATGAGAATGTGCCAGTTAGATTGCCCAAACTACCAGATAATAATCTTACCTTATCATCAACCTGATTTGCCAACCATGGCGCATCGGTATCTACTTCTGCTTGAATCTTTGAAGCGATTTCGTTTACTGTATCACCACTTAGAATACTGATTGTGTAAACCACACTATTTAAAGTTAGTGTGATTGTTTGATTTCCAGAAGCAGTGTTATTGATATCCAGTTCCCAGATCTCTGCTCTGCCATCATGTGAATGTAAGAACTGAAAGTCAGTTCCATTCCATCCAACATAATAACCATTCTCTTGGTTAGCAATACCCAATCGTTGCTCAGTGCCTGCAACAGCAGTATCAAACTGACCAAGAATTCTTGCCACGCAGGTTTGACCAGCACGAAAAGGAATAAATCTGCGAGAACGATAAACACCATATGAACCAGTGGTGCTTGAGCAAGCAACGCCGATAGTTGTGTCAGTGTCTGTTACTGAACCACTAAGAGCAGAGTAGGTTTGAGTATCACGCTCTTTGATACCTTCATATGAGTTCAACTGAACAACAGGAATGATCGGAATTGAAATATTCTCTCCAGAATATGACACACCACCTGCTGCTTCAGGATTTGGTTCTGTCATAACCACCTCATAGATGGTTCTGTTATTTGACAGATATTCGTTCGTGTCTATTCTATACTGTGTCATTAGACATTAATCCCTAATTGTTTGAAGAAGTCTTTGCGTTTCTTGACTGCTTCTCTTTTGCCCTTAGACTCAGTGTAACGACGCAGAAATGCTTTCATTTCCTTGCGACGAGCATCTGGTTTCCAATGTACTGGATCATCACCAGTACCTGCAACAGCAGCACCAGTAGCATTTGCTGGTGCTTCCTCAAAAAGTTCTCTCAACTTTTTCATAGAAGTTTTTTCCAACATTAGATAGTTTTCTGTGAGTGCTTCCATGATCTCTTCATCGGAGTAGTGTTCTT